CCTATGGTCAAGGTGCCAGTGATAGCCACATCCCCAGAGAATGCCGCATTATCAGCATTGATATCCCCGGTGGTATTGTAATCGGCAGATCTGGGATACCAAGTGCTCTGGGCAGATGCCAGCGCTATGGAGAGCATTACCATGATTATAAGAAGTTTTTTCATTTCTTATCAGTCTCCTTAACTTTCTTGGATTTCTTTGGTTTTTCGGGTGGTTCCGGAGGCTTTTGAGCCTCCTTTTTAGGATACCATCCCATACTCATGCACCTCAGGGCGTCAGTACCGCGAACGGAAACTGAGTGCTGCTGTTGACCTGATTGATTGGGTTAGGCAGAGCCCAGCCAAGTCTCATGGTCATCCTGAGGGCTACCATGTCATCCTGGAAGAGGTTATAGACCAGGTTGCCGGAGGAGTCATGGATAGATGCTTCGGTGGCTATCTTCCAGGTGATATCCTGCCTGATGCCATAGACGGCCTGAGACCAGTCACCGACCACCAAGAGAGACTTGGTAGAGGATCGAAAGCACCGTTGTTGGAACTCCATGGGAGCACCATCGAGCAGATAGCGATTGGACTGCTTCATGTCGTTGGTGAATATCGGGACGCCCTCGGACGATCTCAGGCCCCTAAGCTTGCCCTTCATGGAGATGGCAGACAGAGCGCCGTTTACCAGATAGCCGTCCTGCTCTACCAGAGAGAAGAGGCCGTTATCGGCCAGGATGCCATCATAGAGGTCTGCAAAAGTCAGCCCAGAGCCGATCTGAGAGCTGACATCGATAGTGTTGCTCTTGGTTGCGCACTGAGTCACAATGCCGTCCGGCCAGTTCGCGGGAGCGATGTCACCAGAGCTATCATAGAGGATGGACTGATCAATCAGCTTGCCGGCGGCCTCTACGAGCCTGGGCTTCACCATGCCCCAGACATCATAGTTTGCAGCGGCCAAGTCAGCCACCACCGTCTCGGGAATGGGAACGATGACAGCTATCTCTTCGATATACATGGTCACGCCGGACCAAGTCATATCCGTGGTCTTTTTGGTGTTTGTGGCCCCCCGGCTCCCCGCTACCTCACTGGTAAAGTAGGCCGTAGGGAAAGCGGTGGTCATCGGGATTTTGTAAGTAGCTGCGGAAATGGGAGGTAGCTTCTTCATCATCCGGAGACAGAAGCTCTGAGTAGGCAGGGCCTCGATGATCTCTTTGCTCATCTGGTCATCCAGCAAGTAGGTACTTGCATCCGACCGGCTAATGTAATTGCTGTAATCTGTCATATCAATGTCACCTCAATTATCGGCCACCAATACCAAACGCCCGCTTCAGGGCATCATTGAACTGATTCCCGGTCGGAGTGATACCGCCAGGCGGCACAGGCTGGCCAAGTACGATCTTAACTCCCAGCTTCTTTCGCAAACGCTCGGCATCGGCTTTCATGCTGGCCTCGTCTATGCCCTTGATGTCCTCTATCCATTCCGGAGGCAGGCCCGCCTCGCGTCCTACTTTCTGCCGGAGCGATCCCAGGCGGAAATCCGACAGTTCGGATTCAAGCCCAGCAGTCTTCTTCTGCCAGTCCTGGATTTCGGCGTTCTTGGCGGCCAATAAGCCGGTTAGCTTATCGATCTCGGATTTTGGGACATAGTTGCCTAGCTTGCGATTCAAAGCGGCTTTGTACTGCTCCTCAGTCTCAAAGACTTTGAAGGGACTGCTGCCGCTGCCTTCGGGGGCCTTAGGAGGCTCTGCCGGAGGTGTAGCTGGTGGTGTATTTTCAGTCATATCTGGAAAGTGCGGGGCCTATAGGCGCAGCGCACCGTGAAAATGAATTTAGATTATCTGCCCGGCGGAATCCTGGGCTATCTGGTCTGCCGTGTCTTCGTCATACCCGGCTTCGATGAGGATCTGCTTGGTGCTCCAACCGGCTGCCCGCTTGGTTTGGGCGACAGTGGCCTCTTCCAGGTCGTCGTCTGGCAGGCCGTCTTTCCATGCTATCTGGATATCCGAGAGCAGCACTGCGCCGGGGACGTTGTTTTTGACATCAAGAACTGAGATGGCTTCAAGGATCTGCTTTAGTGCCGGATCGAATTGGAGCTTTGCCCGCTCGGACTTCTTCAAGGGCCTCATCATGAGCATCCGGAGGGCCTTGCCGGATATCGCATTGCCCAGAGTGTCCGGCTCAAATGCGCATCTGCAGGTCTCGGATATGGTGTAGAGCTGAGTCAGGGCCTTGTCTATCAGCATGAATGAAGCAGATAGCTGCCCGTCCCAGGTGATGTACTGAGGAATCTGGGACCCCTCTTCCAGCGGGAACACGCGCCTCTTGGCATTGTAGTTCCGCTCGCCTGTAACCGGATCTTTGGGGCCGAGAGCATCTTCAGGCACCGCAAAAGCGGGCTCACTGTGGGCGTCCAGGGTGCGGCCTGTCCGAGTAAATGTGATCTCCAGGCGCTTAATTATAGGATCGATGTCTTGATAGTCATCGGTGCCGGTGGTGTCCTCCGATGTACTGGCATTGAGGATAGGAAAGACAAGCGGGCCCGGATAGCCAGTCTCGATGTCAACCACGTCGTAAGGATCAGAGCTTATTCGGCCCTCTGCCAGAGTCGTCTTGAAGCTCTGGATGAATCCGTCGCTGTGCCATTCTACGTTTAGGATTTTGTCATCCAGCGACCATGCGATAACGTGGCCGACCGCCTCGCCGTCCGGCCCTATAATAGGATACCAGTTCTTTGGTGCTACGACCTGGAGCTTGGCTGGCTGGCCTTCTTCTGCATAAATCTTGAAGATGCCCGCGCCGTATCGACTCATATCGATTCTTGCGGCATAGCATCGAGCCCACAAAGAGAGCCGGATGATCAGAGAATCAAGATAGGTCTGCTCTGCTGGAGTAATCGGGTTGCCCTTGGCGTCTCGTGATTTTTTGCCTGCCGTCAGAGCGGGCTTCTCCGAGAAAAGGAGATCAGCCCACAGAGTAGACAGTTGCTTATGGAAGTTGATCAGGAAAAGGACTTTGTTGTATTCTTTTTCTTTGTCTGCATAGAGGTTCCGGAGCACGTTGTAGACTTCATCGTGCTTGCGCTGCCAGAGCTTCAGGTTCTCATCGTAGATCGTGATCCTCTTGCCCGGCCCTACGTCCTCCTCCGGCGGCCAGGGCTTGCCACGGGCGAAATATGACTGGATATTATCAGGTGTAATCATGCAATCAACCGCATACGTCTAAGCTCTTTGGCTGCCCTTCGGCCAATATACCGGCCAGCATCGCAGACGTGGTCCGGCGATCCCGAGCCGCCCTTGAGATACATGTCCTTGCCCTTTTCCTGTGCTTTGATGTCCCAGAGGAGATTCATGAATCCCCATATCGTTATCGGACAGTTTTTGCGGAAGACCTTAAGCCGGCCAATAGAGAACATGGTGATTAAGTCCTCGATGCCTGGCAGGATTTCGTTATCAGCCGCGTGAATACCAGTAAATATTGATTTAGGAGACTTTCGTAAGTCAGTTTCAAACCCCTTTTTTTCTTCCGGCGGAACAATTACCGCTTCAGGAAACTTGCGTTGCCCATTCCAATAAGCCAAGCGATCCAGGTCCTCAATATAATCTATGTTGGTCTTGGTTCGCTTTTCCTTAATTGAGTCCCAATAGAACTCGTTAAGGATATACCAGACGCCACCACTCAGCCCCCATAACTGGGCGGCAAAGGGGTTGCTTACTCCATAATCGAAGCCAATCAAGAATTGAATGAAATTCTCAGGAACAGTATCAACCACATAGCCGGCGTCCGGTGCGTCATCAAAGAACGAAAACACCCGGCCCTCTGCCGCCGCCCTCAGTCCAAGCACATATCGCTTATGATATACCGACCCCACCGGCCATTGAGACTTTATTCTGTTCTTGGCTTCTTCAGAGAGAGATGGGTTGTCATCCATCACTAAATGAAGGAAATAGAGCTTACCGTCTTTGGTTAGTGGATCAGTGGTTTCGATATAAAGAGGATGGTTTGGATTCTCAGGATTATTAAGGAACCATGCCTTCGCACCTTCCACCGAAAGGCGGGCGAGACCCTGATTAATGAAGCTCTGGGGCATCAGCGGCGGCTCATCAAATAAGATTCCGGCCAGCGTCTTGCCCTGGATCAGGTCTTGGCTGGCTTCATCTTTTCCGCCATAGATCCAAAATATGTTTTCGTGATCAGTATCCTTATTATAAATTGTTAAGTGCGACCCCTCTTCTCGGCCTCGCCTGAATTGGACTTCATAAGATGGCTCTACAGAGAGCACTTTCATGAGCGGGCGAACTTGATTTCTTATCGCCGTTCCTATGGTCTTAGAACAGAGAGCAAACTCCTCTTGGTCATAGGTATACGACGCCCAGTTCACGAAACTGAAATCGGCCAAAACGGTTTTGCCACACCTTACCGATCCCTCTGCCTGGAAATATGCCAGGTCTTTGTAAGGGCTTGAAGGAGTCCACCAATAGAGAATCTGCTCTTGTTTGGGGC